CGCCTTCGACAATTCAATAGAGTTCATCAGAACGCCTTGCTTATAGTCGGCAGCATTAGGGTCAAGACCTGCTTTCGTACCAGTCATTTGGTTGACGTTAATACCTGCTTTTCCTAACTCCTGCACAGCAGCGAGCGTTTCATCAAGACTAGAACCTGTTTGAAGGGCAACATTTCGAGTCAGTAAATCTAAAACGCCATTGCTTGTTGCATATTTTTGATCACCTGCATCCAAAACCGTACGAACGCCTGCTAATCCTTTTTGATAATCAATGGCAGTTTTAAGTCCTGCTACGGTAAGACCTGCTCCTGCAAATTCAGCCATCCCTAATACGTTGGAAGGGGAAAGATAGCCACCAGCAGTTAAAAGGTTTGTACTCGCTCCGACAATGGCGTTTTTCGTAGTGTTAAATACACTTTTCACGCCACCAGTACCTAGGCGACCATAACTTTTTAAAAGGCTAGAACGAGCATCGTCAATCTCTTTGTTTTGGCGGTTAATCTCCGAGTTCTGTCGGTTAACTGCAGACTTATTTTGAATAAAATCACGATACGCATGCGAATATTGGCTATTATATGCCTGCAAGTCATATCTACGCTGAGCAAGGTCATCACGAAATTGCATCGAGTTTGTACGAGCATCATAGTAAGAAGAACGAGAGTTATTCAATCCAACTCGTGAATTGTTCAGTTGCTTATCGAGTTTCGCTTGTTGTTTCACGCCTGGAATAGACGCTTGAATCCGAGAAGCATTCGCCAATTTTTCGGTTGCTTTCGCATCTTCAAGTTTTGCGGACGTAACAGTTTTATACGCACGTGCTTCTTCGTTTAAAAGTTTCGTACCGTTTTTTACCGTGTTTGTTAAAACCCGATCTTCCGTTTTTAATGCATCAGAGAGGGTGTTAATAAGGCCAGTGGTTTCTTTCAGTGACTTAATCATATTATTCATATAACCAAGCGATCCAGCACCGCCGTATCCACCGCCTAGAGCCGTACCGCCGGACTTCATGACATTCTTCTGTGCTTCTTCCATCAGCATTAACGCTTCGGTAGTCTTGTAAATCTGATCTTCAAAGGCAATCAGTTTTGCAAGGGCTTTATCCATTTTCGAAGAAAAGTCATCTTGAAGTTTGAGTGTTGCGGTTAAATCAAATCCGCCCATTCCAGCCACGTATATCCCCCCTCTGATTATTGTTTATTGCGTAACTGTTGCTTGCGTATCTCTTTTTGCCGTTTTTCAAATTCATCTTGTTCATCCTCCAACTGGGTGATCATCGATGCATAGATGAATCGCTTTTGTCCATAGGGGAGGTTATAGATTTCATGGGGCAGAATGTGATGACGCTGAAAAATAATATGGAGCAGGCGTGCCTCTGGATCTGAGTCATCGCCTGCCCCCTTAATTAGTCCTTTATTTCGTCCTCACTGTCCGCATAGCCACTTAGTGCCATAATCTCTCCGGACAAACGAGAAATCTCACCTGGTAAGAATAGTTCCTGTACTGCATCAATGGCAGAACCATATTGTGCTACAATTTGCATATCATTGAGGTTAGGGTCAATGACACCATTTGCGATAATCAACATCCCAAATTGCACTTCATCAAGTTGGCTTTCATTTTTCTTGCCTGGCACTGGGAATGTTGCTTGCTCACGAAGGCGTTGCAAAAGTTTGTAGTCAATCGACTGCAATTTAAAATCTGCATCAAACCGTTTCATGTAGAATGTTTTGGTAGGTTTCGTTCCTCCAACTGCAAGCAGTTTGCTCAAAAGATCGTCATTTTTCTTAGTCATCGTAATTTTCCTCCAAAGTTTTTCATAAGTTTTTGTTTTTTAGCATAATATAAAAAAAGCAGGGGGCAATAAGCCCCCTTTTAAATAAACGGTTATTCTTTTTATACAGGGCGAATCGTAGAAAGAAACTCGAAACTGTCGAAAGTGAACGGAAGTTCTTCTTTGACAATATCGCCAACAGTGAACTTCAACACGTCAATCTTGTCGAAAGACACGCCCTTCACACGAATGCGAAGCGATTGTCCGTTAGGCGAATCCGGGTCAGCAGCCGAGAAAATCAACTCGGTAACCCAAGGCTTTTTGGTATCGTCCATAACTTGGGCGATGTTTTCAAGGAACTCAGTCGTAACTTTATCTTTTCTACCCTGTCTTTCGACATATTTGCATAGGGAATAGACTATACCACACACTCATTGAGTGTCCTCTTGGTAGTCGTTGGGGGCACGCCATTACGCTTATCCCTGCTGATTGTCCAATCCTAAGAATTTTTACACTTTGGTATCTTAGGCTCTAAGGAGTTTCCAGCATATTCGAGGTTTGCTATAAGCATCACTGCTTAAAGGGGCTATACGTTAACCCAGTTAAATGACCAGTTCCTTTAAAACCAACAATCTTATTACCGATAGAACGTGTACCTGCACGTTTAATTTCGGTCTTTTGAAGGTCAACAGAGATTTCTCCACTGTCAGCATTCATCAACCATTGTCCACCATAGTACACAGTAACGAAGTTCATTTTCTTTACGTTCTTGGCTTTTTATCCAAGACTCCTATACCTTCCTATTCGGTATAGATGAGCATACATTTTCACCCTCGCCATTATGCGTTAGGGTGTCGAGCACTCGTGGAGAGATTATATTTATTCACTCTCTATGCGTTACACTGCTTTTACGCCTTTCGCTATCGTAAAAGTTAGCACGGTATTAGGAATCTCACCCTTCACCGTTTTTGCTCGATGATTATATAGATGCTTTCGCACCTACACGGCAACTGATTTACCAGAGATTACTTGAGAACCGTCTAAATATGCCATGGTCTATTCTCTCCTTCCTTATACGAAGATACTTAGGAATACTTGCTCAATCGAGTCAAGTTCTAAGTAACTCACTGTGATATAAAGTTGATCGCCAACAGATTGCTCAGTCTTATCAACACCAACTTGAATGTTCGTCAGCACTTCTGCTGCTTGAAGGGATTCAAGATAGAGTTTAACCATCGATTGAACATAAGCCGCTCCGTTGCTATCGTTTGTGATTTGTCCGATAACGGATGCTTCAACAGAACGAGTGATCGAAGTGGAAACCGTTTGGCGAACTTTCTCTTTACGAATTTTCGTAAGATTAGTTGTGATACCTTGCTCAAGTCGAACAAACTCGCCATTGTTTACAAGCACCAAAGAACCGTTTGCAACTGCATTTTTAATGTCAGAGATTGCAAGGCGTTTGGTTACATCGTCAACAGGCAACTTGAGGAACGTGATGCTTTTTTGGAGAGGGCAAGATGCAACTGCACCAGCAACATAACTTGCGAATTGTGCAGAGTTCTGAGTTACTCCATCAGTTACAACACCACTGATAAGGTTTAGTACATAGTCATCTTTCACACGAACACTGCGAGCATTACCAATCGAAGGGTCAAGGTCATCAGCCGCTACTACACAACCAACTACTGCGAAGTAGTGTTTGCCAAGGTCACGATTTTGTTTTACCCAACGAACGCAGTCGTCTTGTTCTGTTGCAGATACGATACCATCGTATGCGAACACATCGAAGTTATAGGTGTCAAGCACCGCACGAGCGTCATCATACGCAATCTTTTCGGTTACAGTCGTACCATCGATTGCTTCAAGCGTATACACAAGAACTTGAGCAGCCCCTGCGGATAGAGCGTTAGCGATCGATTGAACGTTAGCCGCTCCGAACGTATTTTCTGCAGTGGTAATGTCATTGATTGTATAAACAGTTTTTGCGGTTGCAGTTCCGTATGTCACCAAAGGAATGGCAACAACCCCACGACTTGCTACAGTCGAAGAAACCTGTGCATTTGCTAGGGAAGTAAAGCGAACATACAAACCTGGAAGGGTATTACTTGCATTAGATGTTGGATCCCATGTTCCAGCCACTAGAGTTCATCTCCTTTTAAGGAATAATTACCGTAGAAACGCTCTGAATCTTAGCGAGTTCGCCTTGATCGATTGCTTCACGGGTTTGCGTTGTAAGTACGCCAACTAAAACATTCATGCTCGATTCGTTCCAAAAAGGCTGACCAAACGTAAGATGTTGTATTCTCATATATTTGAGCGTATCTTGTATTGGGATTAGAAGCCGTTTGTTGAACGAATACGAAGCAAGATTATCAACGACATTCAAGCAGTCTTGAATGTTATTGCTAAAGTAAACGATTTGCCATTCGCGAGTAATCACAGAATGAGAAGCCGTTTCAAGTTTTCGATTATCGGATTGATATCGAATAACATACGTACCACTTTGAGGAGTTAAAGGTACGTTCTGACGTTCGATAGTAGCAGTAGGGTCACAATATTGAATAAAGGAAACTACTGATTCAAGTTCCGTTATCAGCGACATGCTACCACCCCTTTGCTCGTAATGCGGATTCAATCTCCGATTCGATAGCATCTTTCAACTGAGCATTTACCGTATCAAAGGCGACTTCAAAGTGATTCCCATATCCGATTCCTTTTTTCGGACTCCAACCTTCTTCCCCTCGTTCATACCAGTAAAGGGCGTAGTTAAAGTCACGATGTGAAAAGAGAATATGTTTTCCTGTCTTACTTCCTTTATCGCCTGCATACGCATTATCGTAAATTTCCCCAACCATCACACCGCTTGAAAAAACGGAAGCGACTGGATTTACGACTTTGATTTCATCTTGCAAATGCCCTGTATCGATCAGTGCATCTCTTCGTGTTTCTTCTGCCCATATTTCAAGGGCATTTTGAATTCCTTTTTGACTGGCTTTACCAATCGTTTGTGGTGTGGTCTGCATTGCACGTTTTAACTGTGAAAGTCCTGTGATGGACAAACTCATATCACAGTCACCACACTCAACATCGGCTTTCCGGATAATCCTCGGATAACCTTAACCGAAAGAATCGAATAAATTACCTTGTTACCAAGTTCATCAATATACTGAATCTGATCGTCCAGGTCTAAGTCGATATGTTTATCAAAGAAAATCTCGCCAGTAGCAACAATTTCTTTTCCACGTACATCACGAATCGAATGCATAGCAGAAGCGTTTTTCATCACTTTAGAACCATCATTGATTCGGCATTTTACTTCCACTGACGGAAGGTCAATCTGTCCGCCCCACCCATCGGAAGTTTTGCTTTTGCGTAAAATGGTCACCTTTTGGTGCATAGGGATTAGTGGCATGTTACTTCATCCCTGTATACCTTACTTTATAAGAAGCAGGCTTATTATTTGCCTTCGCAATCAACTGCACGCTAATTGGTGGGATTAGCGAAGTGAAGTCGATATAGTTCGCTTGGCGAACGCCCATACTCCGAAAAGAGAACGTTCCGAGCGATTGAATCGTAAAAGAATCGATACCTTGAAGCTGAAGTTTATTCGTATCGGAAAACATAATCGATAACACATTAGCAAACTCGTAAACGGCAGGGTCGGGAATGATAAGGTTCGGATATGCGTCCGTAAGCGTTCGACTGGCTACATTTAAAAGTCTTGTTTTTTGGTCATCTTCAATGTTCGATACCCATTCTTCAACATCAATGCAATTAAGAGAAATATATTCGTTTGCAGAAGTTACATCCAAAATGAACACCTCCGTTATTTAGTAGAGGATTTCTTTTTCGGCTTTTCTTCTGCCACTTCCTCCACTTTTACTTCTTCAACAGGTGAAACTTCCTCCGCAGGAACTTCCTCAACTACTGCTTCTTCTTTTACTTCCTCTTGGACTTCATCCTTACAAGGACATTCAAGAACTTTAATATATTGAGGTGCAAGTGCTTTGAGAGCCTTTACTTCTTCTGCATCAGTTGTTTCATATTCGCCAAAGTAATCAAAACGGATTTCTTTGTCCGCAAATTTTACTTTATAGAATTGACTAGATTTAAATTTGTGTTTCTCGTTCATCGTCTACCTCCTAAAAAAAAGAGGTGGCCATTACGCCACCTCATGTTTTACCAACAATTAAGAAACAGTTGTAGAAACGTTCTCGATGATGGCTACTTTCTCTTTAGCGTTCTTCACGCGAAGACCGTATTCACCACGAATTTGACGAGCAACAAAGTCAGCCATTTTCTTTACGTTCTTGGCTTTTTATCCAAGACTCCTATACCTTCTTATTCAGTATAGATGAGCATACATTTTCACCTTCAACTTGACTTGGTAAGGTGTCGAGCACTCGTGGGTTCATTATATTCTCTTGCGAGGTTCAGAACCTATGCGTTACGGTGAGCCACATCTATTACAATGTGCTTTACCTCGGTATTAGCATCTCAGCCTTCACCGATATTGCTCGATAATAACATAGATAATTTCTTACCTAAGCGGCAACTGATTTACCTGGGATCGATGCGTCAACGTCATACAATTGACGACCTTGAAGTGGAGCGAACTCAAGGATGTTGCGGTCAAACAGAACGATTTTATCTTTCGGCATGTTAGGGTCAACAACCAATACCGCTTCTCCGCCACCGATCATGTCGGAAACGATGGTGCTGATTTGGTGACCTGTTGCAGAATCCGTTCTTTGCGTACGGATAGCAGCATCTGCCATTTTGGAGATTTGACGAGCACCAGCCGTGTTAGTCAAGATGGTGTTAGCCATTCCGCCCCTTTTGAAAATTTCTTCGAAAAGATCGTTAACGCCCTTAGCAGAAAGTTCTGCACCACCGTTGTTTACTTTGAAAGATCCTTCAAGGTTAGCGAAGTTCAAAAGTCCGCCAGTCATACGAGGTGCACCTGCACCAGCATCGATTCTACGTCCGTAGATGATGGAATCGTTCATCTCACGAGCAAGTTCTTTCAAACGAAGTTGAACTTGGTAGTTCAGTTCATCGCCAACGTTGTATACATTTGTGTGCATACGAGTGTTGGTAACAGAAGCGTAACGTTCGAAGATTTGAGTGTAGTTGAACTGTACCAAACGGTCATGTCCTTCGTCCACTCCAGGCATTGCACCCTCAAGTTGAGGACGAGCAACAATGCGAAGTTCATCGCCTGCATTACCTGATACTGCAGTCGTTCCATCGAAACCACGAACAACTGTGATTTGGTCACCGTTTACTGCGGTTACTTTCATATACTCATCGCCAAAAACTAAAACGGCATTCACACGGAATTTACCGCCATCGCCAGCAATAAGTGTAATCGTAGTATCGCCAGCCGCGAAAGAAGCGGAAGCATTTGCACGATTAGAATTCAAATGGTCTTGCATCCACTCAAATTTGGTCTGAGTGTGTGGTACTCCGTTAAGACCGATAAGACCAAGCAAAATAGGTGCATCGTTGATAATCAACGAGATACCTGCTTCGAGGTCGCGAATTTGGTCTTGGAAATCATAAGACTTTAACATCGAAGGTTCTCCCCTTTAATTTACTTTTTTTTAGTATCAATATCACGCTTTTGGTCTTTATTGGAGTAACTACTCATCATCGCTTTTTATCCTTTTAACAGGTTTTTTAGTTTGTTCGAAAGAGTAATTACTTTATTAAAGTCCTTTTTGCGTTTTGCATCCTCAAGTTGGACTTCGATGGATTTTACTTCATCGTTAGGGTCCGGATTTGAGGATTGACCAATTATCTTCGGCTGAGCAGTTGCTTGTGCCACGAGATATGGTTTAGATTGCACCAACTTATCTACAATCGAATCGACGCCGATTGCTTTTCCGCTTTCATCGACTTCTACCATGGATAAGTCGTTTTGAGCAAGAACAATCGCATCATCCACAAATTGTACATTGCGTTGGTTTGCAATCTTAATAAACTCGTTAATGACAGATTGCTTTTTATTTTGGCTTTTGAGTTCAGCAAGTTGTTTTTCATACGTTGCTTTTTCTTCTGCCAATTTTTTCGCTTCCTCTTTCGCCAACTCGATTTCTGAAAGTTGAGATTTACGAAGTTCATCTTGTTGCTTTTCAAAATCAGTAACCTTTTTCTTCATATCATCGTAATCCGAGTATTTCTTCTTCTCACGAGATAAGCGGTCATTGATGATGGCATCAAGTTGGTCTTGCGTAAGTTCCAATTTCTTTTCAGGCTGGTTTGCCGCACCAGTAGGCGTAGGGTCGGTTGTGCTTGCAGTAGGCGGTGTTGCTTGAGTGTTTGGTGTTGGTGTTCCACCTGCTGGTGGTTCATCAACGTTAAATAATGGACTCATTCGTCTTTCAAATTTCATCTTCGCTATTCCTCCTAATCCGTGTTTTACATCTCGTCAGATACTTATGCACCGATTGTTTTATGTCAGAATCGTATCGACAGAAGGCATAGACACCTTCACTATCTAGTGCAGAAAGGGTTTTATTTATTTGCGTCTTTTATTTGTTTTTTAGTTTTTCTGCAAAAAGAAGTTTATCGATATAATGACTATCCCTTGAACCAGTCGAAAGAACAAAATCGATCGTTTCTTTTTGCTCTTTTTGGTACGCCAACTGTTCGGCTGTTAATGCATCTAATCCGCTAATTGGAAGTGCTCGGTGTCTGCAATTTGGATGGAACACAAGTTTTGCTGATTGAAGTTGATCGAACGTTGGATAATCGCCTGGTGTATCTTCGGACAGTTTAATAACCGTTCCTTGAAAATACTTACATGCATCCGTTGTATTCGGTGCAGTGGAAATCATCGCAAGTCCTGTTCCATTATCAATTCCTGCGAGCGTTGTCGCTTGTTGATTCACTTTCATCATCACGGTGCGAGCGAGCATAATCGAATAATCGTGCATGCTCCACACTCTGCCACGAGCATCGACAATCGCTTGGTCAATGTTTGAAAAACGAGTAAGCGGATTATCGGTAGTATTCGTAAGGGTATCGGCAATGCTTTGATGAATCGCTTGTCTTGCTCTACGAATGACCGAATCAGTCGTATCGAGCACTTGGTTATACATCTCTTGAACGGAAGAACGCAAAATGGCCTGCGAGTTTTTCTTCAGTCGAACTTCTTCCCTTGCTTTAATAAGTTCTTCTAAAGAAGAAGGTCGGTCTGCTTTGCCCATTGAAACAAGCCCTGCTACTACACCATCTTTTGCAATGTTTGAAAGGTGCATGTTCATCCATGTTTTTGCCGAATCATTATATTTTTTAGCAAGTTGGTTTAATTGAACAAGATAAGGTTGGGATTCACGAAGCGTAGTGACATTCTTCTTTCGAAGCAACAATAAAAGAGCGAGGACTTCATTAACGAAGTCTTGTCGCTCTTTCGCAAAGTCCTGTGCTTCTTGTTCATAATCTAAAAGGTACGGATCGTTTTGGCTCATCGCTCATCGCTCCTTAAATAAATAGATTCATCGGAGTCGTTTGCATATCCGTATCATTTGGATTTAGGTCCGGTGGCGTTTCGCTTGTTCCTTTCGATTGACCGCCAACACCTTCTTGCTTATGACCTGCAACTTCCGGTGTTTCGTTATATAACTGTTCTCCTTCTTTTTCGGGAACAGTTTTACCGCTACCGCTCAGAGAACCTGTAAGTCCGTTAATATCAGTAGAGGTCGCTCCATCTCCGCTTCCGCCTGCATTGCCGCCATTCACTGGCATAGTTCCAAACATCCGCTTATCATCTTCGACAATGCGTTCGATCATTTCGGATGCATGGTCATCATCCACGCCATCAAGACGCTTAATAGCCGTGCGTTGGTCGATGAGTTTCGAATTGATACGAAGAGCCATAATTTCAACTTGCTCACGGTCGTTTCGAGGAATCCCATCTGAGAATATAACTTTTGGATACACTGGCTCATACTGTTCAAACGTTGGAACGCCTTCATTGGAATAGTTCTCAAGCATCTGCGAGTAGTACACCACATCCGACACCGTTTTCTGCAGGTTCATCGAAATACGACTGATTAAAGCAGAAACAGGGGCATATCGCATTTTAATGCCTGTTGAATCGGTATGGCTTGAGCCACCACCACTTTGCTGAGCATTCGTTAAACTTGTACCGAATAGCCATTGCGGAAGTTGTGATTCGGTGAAGATAAAGCCTAGAA